TCAAGGGTGATGACACCCCGATCAAGCCGGGTGAATTCCGTGATGTGGACGTTCCTCAGGGTGCCATACGCGACAATATTGCTTTTATGCCTTACAAAGAGCCTTCCATGGTTCTTTATCAGTTGTTGAAGGATATCGTGGAAGAGGGCAGGCGTTTTGCCTCTGCTGCTGACCTTAAAGCGGCTGATATGAACGGTGAAGCGCCAGTGGGCACCACCTTGGCTATTCTTGAGAAAGAAATGAAGGTTATGAGTGCGGTACAAGCCCGTATTCATGCATCCATGGGCAAGGAATTGATTCTTTTGGGTGGTCTGGTTAAATCCAACGGCCCTGAAGACTATCCCTATGAGATTGAAGGTGAGTTCACCATCAGGGAGGATTTTGACGACAGGATTGACGTGATACCGGTCAGTGATCCTAATTCCGGCACCATGTCGCAACGGATTATGCAGTATCAGGCGGCATTACAACTGGCTTCTCAGGCACCACAGATGTACGACATGCCGTTCCTGCACCGTCAGATGCTTTTGGTACTGGGCATCAATGATGTGGAGAAGGTAATACCGATTGATGATGATATGAAACCAGCTGATCCGGTCAGTGAAAACGTCAATATCATTATTGGCGAACCGGTCAAAGCTTTCTTGTACCAAGACCACGAAGCTCATATCCAGACACACGTGGCTGCTTCCAAACATCCGAAGCTGATCGAGATGATGCAGATGAATCCGAATGCAACGGTGGTACAAGCAGCAATGGCGGCACATATCGCAGAACATGTTTCAATGCTGTATCGCCAGCAGATTGAGAAAGAGCTGGGTGTACACCTGCCTGATCCAGAGATGCCGCTGCCAGAGGATATCGAGCTGAGACTGTCTCGTTTGGTGGCACCTGCTGCAGACCAGTTGACCGGCAAGGCTGAAAAACAGGCGCAGGCTGAGAAGAACGCTAAAGAACAGGAAGACCCCATGCTGCAGATGGCCAAGAAAGAGCTGGAGATCAAGGAGCAGGATTCTCAGACCAAGGCTCAAGCTGGTATTCAGGAACGTCTGCTCAAGCTGAAGAAGTCCGAAGATGATATGAAAGAGAAAGAGGCCAAGATATCCATCGAATGGGCCAAGCTGCACATGAAAGAAAAAGAGCTTGGGCTTAAGGGTGACCTTGCATCGGCTGAGATGGACTTAAAAGAAGACCAGCATAAAACCAAAGCGGATCATGAGGAATTTAACACAGGGCTTGAGATTGCCGACCGTATATATGATCGAGCCATCGCTGAGCAGGATCGGCTGGATGAGCTGCGTCAACAGCAGCAAGACTCTGGAGATGATGAGTAGTGGATGTTTTTGAGGTTCTGCTGTTGGCTTATGATGAAAAGATTACTGATTTAACTGAATCTGTTTCTTCTGGTTCATGTCAGACCATAGACGAATACCGTGATGTAACTGGGCAGATAAAAGGCCTTCAGGTAGCATCACGCGAAGTTCGGTCATTACAACAGCGAGCTTTGGAAGACTGAACACGTTGTAGACCACAACGCACAGCGACACTGGGCGCTTTCCCAGTTGCAGGGACCATAGCATGAACAAAAAGAAAGCCGAAAGAACACCGATGCCAATCAACAATGGTGCGCATCGCAGCGTTAATTTCGTTGAAGATTCACTGGCACAGATGCCGGATATGGATTACGCCAACGCCCCCGATGACCAGAAGGCACGGGTTTTACCCAAGCCGTGTGGTTACAAGATATTGATCACACTACCTGCATCTGAAGAGAAAACATCAGGCGGCATTATAAAGGCCCAAGCGACCAGAGACATGGAAGAGATTGGCTCTGTTGTTGGGTTTGTAATTGATATTGGCCCTGATGCCTATGCAGATAAGAGTCGATTCCCCAGCGGCCCTTATTGTAAAAAAGGGGACTTTGTTCTGATGCGTTCTTATTCCGGTACGCGCATCAAAATACACGGAAGAGAATTCCGCATCATAAACGATGACTCTGTTGAAGGTATCGTGGATGACCCAAGAGGGATTATGAAAGTATGAACGCTAAAATTGAAGAAACACCTATGACCAAAGAGGAGAAGTTCTTTGGCGTAGCAACGACCATTGAGGATGATGTGGTCTCACCTGTTGATGACAAGTCACCAGCACCAGAGGTTATCATTGAAGAAGATGATGACCAGACACCGGTAATCGCCAAGGAACCGGAACAAAAGCCTGCAAAGAAAGACACCACCAGCCATGATGATGAGCTTGCTGATGTCAGTGAGCGGGTGCAGAAGCGAATCAACAAGCTGACCTATGATATGCATGAAGAGCGGCGTCAGCGCGAGGCTGCTCAGGAGCATGGTAGGGAAGCTGTTCGTGCTGCTCAGGTTTTGGCGCAACAGAACCAGCAATACCAGAACGTCATCAGAGATGGTGAGGCTCATTTGGTTGAAGAGATCAGGGGCCGCGCTGAGATGGGCGTGTCTGCAGCTAAAAGGGCTTATAAAGAGGCCTATGAGGCCGGTGATACAGATGCAATCCTTGCTGCTCAGGAAAACCTGATGATGGCAGGGTTTGAATATAAGGAGGCTGCTGATTATGTTAACGGCTACTATCATCGCCAGCAAAATGTCCAGCATCATCCAGCACCGCAACAGCCTGCGCAACAGCAAAGGCCACAACCAAGGCGTCCGGTGCCGCCCTCTGAACGTGCCAAGGAGTGGGCTAAGCAAAACCCTTGGTTCGGTGACTCGACCAAAAAAGACATGACCTCGCTGACTTATGGTATTCATGAGCAGTTGGTCAAGAATGAAGGTATTACTCCTGATACGGAGGAATACTTTGAACGAATAGATCAGGGTGTCCGTAAGCGCTTCCCTGAATACTTTGAAGATGGAAATGGCGTTGCTCGTGCCTCTTCGACATCTTCTTCGGCCCCCACGGTGGTGGCTTCCGGTGGACGTAACAACGGAGCCAAACCGCGCCAAGTGAAGTTAAATGCAACCCAAGCCAAGGTAGCAAGGGAGTTGGGTATCTCGTATGAGCAATACGCTGCTGAAGTCATTAAAGGACAACTCTAATGAAAAACGAAGAAAGTACAAACGGTGTAACCATTCAACGGTCACCGAGGTCTTCTGAAGACCGAAAGGAATCATCACGCCCAAGTGATGCATGGTTACCTTCATCCTCATTGCCGGTTCCGACACCACGGGATGGGTTTGAATATCGCTGGATCAGAACCAGCGCACATGGCAAAGCTGACAACACCAATGTATCGCGCAAGTTTCGTGAGGGTTGGGTTGCAGAGAAAGCAGCAGATCATGCAAACCTGCAGTTAATGTCCGATATCAATTCCCATTTCAAAGGGAATCTTGAGGTTGGGGGTTTATTGTTGTGTTCGTGTCCTACTGAGATTCTCGATCAGCGCCGTGCCCATTTTGGCAAGTTGGCTGCTACCCAGATGGCAGCAGTTGACAACAGCTACATGAACGAGCAAGACCCTCGTATGCCGTTGAGTATTGAGCGGAGTACGAAGGTGAATAAATTCCGTGAGGGTTGACTTCCAACTGGGAGTAGCCCTTGAACATTAATTTGTAACAGGAGACAATTATGTCTACTACTGCTACTCCCTATGGGGCAGAACCTGTTGGTACGCTAAGTGCCAGTGGTTCTTACTCAGGCAAGGTTCGCCATATTCCTATCGTAACGACAGAAGCAACTGCGATATTCTATGGTGATTTTGTCAAATTGATCTCAGGCGGCACCGTTTCCAAGGCTGCGACAACCACTACGGTTCCTACCGGAACTGTTGGTATCTTTTTAGGCTGTGCCTACACTGACCCCTCCACCAATCAGATGACGTTTAATCAGCAGTGGCCAGCAGCGAACGCTGCTACCGATGCGGTTGCCTACGTTGCTGATGATCCCAACCTCGTGTTTAAGATGCAGGCCGATGGTGCCCTTTTGGCAACCAAAGTCGGTTTGAACTGCTCAGCGATATCGACAGCAGGATCAACCGCCATTGGTAGAAGCAAGAATGCGCTGGACGCAAGTACTGCTGCTACCACAAACACACTTCCGTTCCGCATTCTTGAGATCATTGATCCCACGTCTGCGTTTCCAGAAGCCCTCGTAACTTGGTTGCCCGGTAAGCATGCTTACGTGGCTCCATTAGGCGTATAAGGAGGCTAAGAAATGGCTATTTCACGCGCACAAGCACTGAAAGAACTGTTGCCCGGCCTGAACGCCTTGTTTGGTCTGGAATACAAGAAATACGAAGATGAACACAAGATGGTGTATGAAGGTGATACATCTGAGCGTTCTTTTGAGGAAGAGGTAAAACTCTCTGGTTTCGGTGCTGCACCGGTCAAAAATGAAGGCTCTGCCATCACTTATGACTCTGCACAGGAATCATACACCGCACGGTACACGCATGAGACCATCGCTATGGGCTTCAGTATCACTGAAGAAGCCATGGAGGATAATCTCTATGCCTCACTGTCTGCACGGTACACCAAAGCGCTTGCACGGGCTATGGCATACACCAAGCAGACCAAGGCAGCAGCCATACTGAACAACGGCTTTACCACGTTCTTGAGTGGTGATGGTGTTGCGCTGTTGGCTACTAATCACCCCTTGGTAAGTGGTGGTACCAATGCCAACGAGCCTGCGACAGCAGCCGACCTGAATGAAACCTCACTGGAAGATGCGGTAATCAATATCGCTGCATTCACCGATGAGCGTGGACTTCTGATCAGTGCCCGTCCTCGCAAGTTGATCATCCCGCCTGCCCTGCAGTTCACCGCAACACGATTACTGGAAACAACCGGTCGTGTTTCTACGGCAGACAACGACATCAATGCGCTGAAGAACAACGGATCAATCCCTGAAGGTTATGGTATCAACCACTACCTGACGGACCCCGATGCGTGGTTCCTCACCACCGATTGCCCAAATGGCCTGAAGCACTTCACTCGCGTGAAGCTGGCGACATCCATGGATGGTGACTTTGATACCGGTAATGTCAGATACAAAGCTCGTGAGCGTTACAGCTTTGGTGTTTCTGATCCACTGGCTATCTACGGATCACCCGGCGCGGCGTAACAGTAACAAGTTAGTACCAAGAGGGGAGGCACACGCTTCCCCTCTGCTTCCACCTCGGTCATCTTGACCGCATCGTACTACCCCTTAACTTTATAGATTCCGGCACCTTTCGGGGTGTGTTCGGAAGTTGACGCCAGTCATGGCAGGAGCATAATCATGAGCGAAACACATTTTTCAGGTCCAGTAGTATCTGCAGGAGGCTTTGAAGGCTCTGCAGTATCAGGCACCGCAGGCGCAGGCGTAACCGATGGAACGGGCGCAGTTCTTTCTGTCGAGGTCACCAAGGTTGGCAAGGTGGTTAACACCCAGATTTTTGTTGATGTAACCGACCTGCAGTCCTCCACCACCGATCTGGATATTATCGGAACGGGTACCAGCGCGGCTTATCTGCTGCAGATTGACAATGCAACCATGGGCCAGTTGTTTGCTGTGACCATGACTTGTCTGGAAGCGCCATTAACAGGTGTCACCTCTATTGATCTGTATTCAGCAACGAAGGCCACGGGTGCATTTGATAC